ATGTCAACAAAATTCAAAATGAAAGTAAATAAAAAGTTTCCATACACAGTTATCAGAGACGGCGTTTATACATTCCGCATCGCAGTACCGAAGCATCTTCGGGAAAAATACCGAGACCCGGAAACGGGCAAGCCACGCACCCAAATTTGGGAAACGCTGGATACAAGAGACCCCGACGAAGCTATTAGCAAAGTCGGTCCCGCTCTGTCCAAGTGGCGACGTCAATTCAAGTCGGAAACCATTCCGGCTGATGAAATTTCCTATCCAACTTTACAGCAGACGGCGGCAAGCTTTGCCGCACCATTCACCTACGCATACGCGGGGGACTTCCTGTCTGCATCCATCGAACATTCAATTCATATGTACAACGAGAGATACGAAGCAAAGAATATGATGAGCAATTTAAACAAACGACAGGTCGCGGCAATTGTCGGCGCGACGGAAACCCCTGCCCTTACCTTCAAGGACGCATTCGACCGGTTCAAGCAGATTTGCCCGGATAAAGTGTTGGGCAAAGACCCCCTCGAAACCAACCGGTTTTGGCGGCGGTATGAAGAAGCGATAGAGGACTTCGCCGAAGAAATGGGCGAAGACGTGGATTGCCTGAAGATCGACAATGTCCTTGCCACTGAATACCGGAGCAAGCTTGTTGAGCGACTCGGCGAAGGTGAATTCAAGGCGGATGCAGCCAACAAGAAAATGATGTGGCTGAAGATCATCCTTGATGAGGTTTTCCGCGTCGATCACCCCGGCACACACAATCCCTTCAAAGACTTGAAGAACATCAAGGAAGACGATGCTGAAAAGCGACCGCCATTCACCGAAGCTGAAGTAAAGGCTATTCGGGGGGCGCTCGAAACATCGGGCATGTCCGACGAGGCGAAGGCGGTCATCCGCATTGGCGCTTGTACCGGCACGGGTGCCAAGGAACTGGCATGGCTCACCGCTTCGGATATCCATCTTGACGCACCGGTTCCGTATATCAGCATAGGCAAGAATGCTCTTCGCAAGAAGGTCAAGACCGGGGGAGATCGTCACCGCAATATCCCGTTAGTTGGCGATGCTCTTGAAGCAATGAAGGCGTTCCCGGATGGTTTTACGAGATTCCATCATCCCCGTGGACCACGCCAGATTAACCGCGCGATGTCCGAATTCTTCCGGAAGGTAACGCCGGGAAAAGGACACTACAGCTTTCGGCATAGGATGGCGGATTTGCTCAAAAACTCAAAGTGCGATCTTGGCGTTCAGGCGTCGATTACCGGACATAAGATCAAGGGTCATGCGACCTATTACGGCACGGAATATGACCTTCAATTGAAGAAGGACGCGATAGAAACAGCGCTCGAATATGCCGGAACGAAAAACAACTAACAACATATATGGCTGAAGCGAAATAGGCGGCGCAAATGCCGCCCTCCTCTATAAAATGAAAGAAGCCATATCCGGCAAGGATATGGACATTGAAAGAACCGAAATTCACATACGAAAAGCTAATTGAAAATCATGATCTTCGCGCAGATTTCTTCGCCTTCATTGACGAACAAAGGGAGTTAGCGCGAAAGGCAGGTTTCCGAGACGCGGTGAAATTACACAACATAAATGCGAAGCGTATCGCCGAAGATTTGGCGCAATACGACTAATCGAAACAGGGAGAAGCAGAAACATGCCTACGCTCAAAGATATATTCTTCATTCTCGGTATCGTGTATTTCGCCCGCGAACTTTGGGCACCAGCCGCCGCCTTTAACTGGTGGGTGCTGGCGGTGTGGCTCACTTGGGTTGCGGTGTGGGGCGGCTATCATCTTGTCAGAACCATCCGGGCGGGCAACCAACCAACTGTATGACCGACATGATTGGCGAACACTACAAGCTCCCGGCTTCGGGGGCTTTTTCTGTTGTTCAGAGTAAAAGTTGAAGTCAAACGACGCTCCATCAAATAGGACTTGTTTTGACTACAAGTTATTTTTTCAAACGACCTGTTGACGAGCATTTTATTCTTCGGTATTCATCCAATTATTCGAGCGAAGCCCACACACATTTATGGAGATTTTATCAATGCTTATTGAAAGCAAAATTCGTCGCGAATTGTCCAAGAATGGCTGCCGCCTGACCAAGACCCCTGCCCGCCATTGGTCGCGTAAACACTACGATGTCGGCTTTATGGTGCTGGACGGAAACCACGTCGTTCTTGGCGCTTCTCAGCGGGAATACTCGGCAACGCTCGAAGGCGTTCAGACTTGGCTGGACGATTTGAACGCGCGGAAAGCCAACCAAACTCACTTTTCAATCATCCATTAAAACGAAAGGAACAAACATTAATGGACGCAAAACTACACCACACACTGATAATCTTGTCGCACGAAACCTTTGCGGAATGCGTCGCAGCAGGTCACCATACCGTACCGGTTCAGCACTTCCATTTGCTCGGCAGTATTTTCGTTGATGTTCATACCATGCCTATCGAGGACGTAAGGGAGTTCTTCGACGTACAGCCGGATAGACCCGATATCCTTTGGTCGGTTCGCGCCTTTGGCGCGGTCTACGATACCCCTGACGGAGACGAATATTACCTCAGCCGTCTACGGGACAAAGAGGAACCCATTTGGCACCACAAGCATCGTGGTTGGGGAGACATCCCGAATAACGGGAGCAGGCAAAAAGTGCTGGAGTTTTACCGGAACATCTCCGCTCATCATCCGATGATCAACGATGACGGGGCATTCCGTTTTGTCGGTACAGAGGACAATGACAGTCTGATTGAGGTCTATTCGGAATATGCCACGAAGGATGATAAGCAGCACTATCGGGCATATCGGGTACGCAAAGCGGTCCCCGCACTCGCTGCCGCCGAATAACAAACAAAGAATGAAGGACACCCCCGGCACCGGGGGTTTCTGATTCAATCCGTCACCAGCGCAACCAATTTGCGTTCAACCACGCAAGCTTCAATGGGGCTGATTTCTTCGTTCAGAATGCGAAGCAACGTTTGCTGATCGGGCATCGTCACCAAACAGCGGTAAATTGCCATGGCTTCGTGCTCGTCGTCGGGATCACCCTGTTTCAGTTCCCGACGTTCCTCCAACGCGGCGGCTTTGCATTCCTCAAGTGTTTCCGCGAAGTAGAGCAATTGATCATTCGGCGGTGAAATCTGATAGGCGTAAAGGGTTACTTCTTTCATCGGCGATACCTCCTTCAGAATTACGAGCGAAGGTAAAGTCCGAATGCGGGGATTGGAATTGTTGAATCCTACAAATCGCGGTGTGGCGAGGAATCCCGTCGCGTGTTCTCTAAAGCGTGCGATAGGGAATCTGTGAACGCCGTTGCTGCGTGACCCAAACACCCTGTCCATACGTCACGACATCAACAGCGCTGGAAATTAGCTGCTGCTCTGCGCTTGGACCAATGACAATCACCTCAAGACCGATGTCCTTTCGAGCTTTGCTGTTTCCGTGCTGCCGTGTTCGTCCAATATCAAGGGGCAACTCGTAATAGGGAATAAGCAAACGTGGAGTCGCGCGCACTTTGACATTTGCGTTATCCGCCTTGACGTAACGGGAAATGAACCGCCACTCGCTCTCTTCGGCGAAAGACGAATCTTTAAAGGCTGCCGCAAGTTGGAAATAGCTCAAGACCAAGCCGTAAGCCGTCTTCTCAATGCGACCGTACTCAAGATCAGCATCTTCTGGCACTCGAATTAGCGCGTCATCGATAATCGCAGACGCTAACCGCCGTTTCCTCTCATTGTCGTAGATGCACTGTATGAGACGAAATCCATTCTCATTCTGCGCGGCGATCAAACGAAGCACTCCGAAATCAAAGCCCAATGAAAGCCCCCCACTCGCAGCATATCCGCGCCATTGGCTAAGAAGATCACCGTTCTCTGTGAACGACGCAATATAGATGTAACCGCGTGAATACTGCTCTAAGGCAGGAATAAAGCGCTCAAGCAACTGTCTGCGAGCACCCTTCTCCTTCCCATCCTTCAGCTTTTGCTCAGCCACGTCCTTCGCGACGTCCAAGCCGTGCTTAAACTCTCGGCTATCATTGAGATAGTGAATACAGGAAGCCCACATCGATTGAGTGCCGACGATACCGAGAAACCCGGCGAACGACGTATAGTGAAACAGCAATTTCTGGTCCGGTATGACGTCGCTAAAAGCGGGTTCTCGGGCTAAGTGCTCTTCAACCAAGTTCAAGCGTCTCTCCTTACGGGCAAGTCCTAACATCACCAAAGCCCCAGTCCCCTTCCGATCAGCGCGAGCACGGCAAGCACGAAGACAGACTTCACGGCGAACTGTCCAGAGGCGCTTGCCTCAAAGAACAAAAGCTTCAGCTTAAATTTTCGGGGTCATTGGGGGTATTGGACGTTGGCATCGGGACACACCTCTTAGCAAAAAGATTCGTGTGTCCCTGCTCCTGCTCCGCAGTTGGACACAAACTTTTCACTCACGCAAGCCTTCCCAAAAACTATTGGCGTTTTATCGCGTGGTGATTTTACCCCCTATTAACATCCCTGAACGTCAACCGATTTCAGCGCTCGAAGCATAAATAGTAGATGCTCAATCAGTTCAACCTTTACATCATCATGGGTCTTATTCTCGCACTGGTCGCCACGTCGGGCGGCTTCCTCCTGTACAGGCGAATTACCCTTGCTGAGATTGCCGTTCTTGAACAACGCAACGCCACGCTCACGCTTGCCGTGGATCAGCAGACCAAGACGACCGAACAGATGGTTCAGAACGCTGAACGGCTGGCGGCGGCAAACGAGTTCCTGTCCGAGCGCTTCGCAGCTACCGAGACCGAATTTGTCATGGATGTCGATCGGATCGAAGGGCTTGGCTTCGGGGAAATCGACGGACTTCTACAGCGGATCAATGACGAGTTTCAGCGGTCTATAGACGGTCTCAGGAAGGCTACCGCTCGATAAAGCACGTTTCTTGTGGGGAGCGCCTCACACCCCCTTCCACCTTTGCTTTCAACCTGTCTAATCTAATGCACCTTTCGGTGGAGGTCTTTGGAATGGCAGACATGAGCCGTGAGACGATATGGCATGATGACTTGCTTGATCGTAAAGGGGATGCCGAATTCCTTGAAGATTTCCTTGTGAACCGCATGACAGAGCGCAACGCCATTGGTCGCACCGGCTCTTATGTCCTGAACATCAACGCGGCATGGGGCTTCGGAAAGTCCTTTTTCATGGAGCGCTTCAAACGGCAATTGGAACTGTCCGAACACCCTGTTGTCATGATCGATGCATGGAAGAACGATTTTTCGGACGATCCTTACACCAATGTAATTGCCGAGATTGAGGCTTACTTTCAAGCCTTCATAGAGCGAGAAAGGGAGAGGACGCCAAAGTTCGTCAAAGCATATCAAGCGGTGACGGCTAATGCGGCGAAAATCTCGTGGATCGGTTTCAAAGGCTTGGCGAAAAGAGCGAGCCGATATGTGATCGCTGAAGGAACCGATGAAATCATAGAAGTCATAGATCAGCACGTCGTCACCACCGGCAAAGAAGGTGAAGAGATCGGCAATGCCTTAGAGGCGCATGTCGTCAAAGTCACCGATGATATCATTGATCAGTTTTCCAAGAAGCGGATTGAACAGTTCAACGAAGCGAAAGTGAGCCTCGATAGGTTTCGGGAAAGCTTAGGCGAACTGCTGAGTGTGTTTGAGGAACACACCGGCAAAAAGCTGCCTTTCTTTATCTTGATTGACGAATTGGATCGCTGCCGCCCGCCCTATGCGATTGCGATGTTGGAGCGGATAAAGCACTTGTTCGATGCCGACAACGTCGTATTTGTACTCTCGACTGACACCAAGCAGTTAGCGCACTCAATCAAAGCAGTTTACGGCAGTTCGTTCGAAAGCGAGCGCTATCTACAACGCTTCTTTACGCGCACCTATGAACTGCCCGCGCCGAACACAACTCAACTGATCGAAAGCCTTATTGAGAGCTACAAACCGGACATCAGCAAGTGGGAAAATCCCGGACAAAAGCAGGACGCTCACGAATATCTGACAAAGGCTACAACATATTTCAATATGAGCCTTCGTGAGACTGAACAGGCGTTCGACATTCTCGCCAGTCTCACCACCGTGTGGAACGAGAAGTTCCCCATCCAACTCGGTATCATGTTCCCCATGATTCTGGGACACCTGCGTCGAGAAGAAATCGATGACTTCACCCCAAATAGTTGGTTGGTCAACTTGGTCAGCAGTGCGCCGCAATGGGTGACCAACGACGTCCAAAGAGGAATGGATTTTCGCGACAGACACGAAGTAAATACCGTTTCGGCTTGGCTGAAAGACTTTCTAAGCGTCGTGAGAACCACGATGAATGATGCTAAAAAGAACGGTTACAACATTAGAGAAAGAGACGTCTCTTTCTCCGTCCGTCACGCGCACGACATCATTGAACGGGAGTACCAAGTCCGATTTGGCAACGTTGTGAACGAGAAAGCCAGAAGTATGGTGATTAGCTATCCGCAACGAATCCGGCATGCCGGAAGACTGTCTGTTTGAGGTAGGGAACGCGGGAGCGGTTTTCGTCAGGTGCCGCCGGTATGGGGCGAAGTCGATAACGTGTTCATGTCCTTTCTCTCTTAGAGCCTCATTTCAGCAGCAGCCTTTGCCGCGCGCTTCTCAGCGCGTCGTTCAGCTTGACGGGCGGATTTCGCGGCACGCTTCGCATCGTCGGGTTTCTTGTCACTCCGGGTCTTGCGCGGCGGCTTAACGTATCCGTTCAGAGCCGGAACCACGAGCAATTCGGATTGCTTCTCAACCCCGAATATTTCTCGCAGAACATCGATGGTGGGTCGGTCCAGTCCGATGAAAACAAGCCGCTTCTGATTTTTAGATTTTGAATAGCGTTCGCCATCACGAACAGCGGTGCGGGTGAAGAACTGGTAGAGCATTTCGCAATATTGAGCGATCACCAGTTCAGCCTCAGAGACGCCAGCAATCGCGTTCCACATAAAGACATCCATCCTGCTTGGGATCAGCGGCGCCAGATGAACGGCAAGATACTTGTCCTGAAAGGCGTTCAACCCCATGGGGTTTGCCGATACCACCTTACCGTTCGGGCATGCCCAAGTGCCGTCATCCTTGGCACTCAGGGTGACAAGGTACTCTTCGTTCGGGTATTCGCTGGCGATGACTTCAGCAACGGACTCTTTGAAATTCTCATAGCCGATGTTCTTGGAAAGGTGACTCCACGACACAAGGTCTTCGGACATATGACGCCAGTCGATCAGCGGCGCTTTGTGCGAAAAATCGTCGTAGCGTTCGCCTTTGATTTCGGGATGCTCAATCCAATTCACTTTGTCCTTCCAATAAAGGAAGAGCTTCGAATGGTGCCTGTTGGCACCCATGAACGTCACGGAACGGTTGTGCTTCAGGATAGACGGTTGAAGCCACGCATACAGGGAAAGCTTCTTTTTGGACTCGTCTTCATCGTCCGAGACGCCTTCCGCATCGGGGAGACCGGAGCGGAAATCAACATAATTGGTTTCTTTAACGAACACGCGGTAGTGCGGGGAGTGAATCCGCGCGCAAAGCCGAACGACATGTTCCTTCAAGGAGTTCTTCTTTGATTTGCCAGACTCGGCAATCTCTGCCGTATCGTCGGTGTCGATAACCTCAAGCACTCCGGGAAACTCGCACGGAACTGCCTTGATCAGATTGCCAATGAATGCGCGGGTCGCGGAGATATCTTCTTGAAGTTCAATCTTCTCGTTAGGGGGCGTGAACTCGTCAACGATCAGGTTTTGATTGCGTGCTGCCTGTAACTCTTGAAGAGCAACCTTGTAGTTGATGATCGCAGTGCGTCCGCGCAAATCCTTACAATGGCGGACGTAGCGTTCCGTACAGGTTTTGCTGACACCATTCTCAAGGCGGATGACTCGTGCCTTCACACCGAATTCGGCAAGGAGGTCTTCTGCTTGCTGCTTGGAAAGATCGTTGGTTTGTGTGGCGATGGTGAAAAAGCCGCCCGCACTGGCAATGTACTTGTGTGCGGAATATGTCTTGCCGCTACCGGCATGCGCATCAACGTAATAGAAGGTAGGCTTATCAGTGGACATTATTCTTTTGCCTCTATGCTTAAAATAAAAAAAGGAGTTCAGGACCGGCTGGAAACGTCCTGAACTCCTTGCTTTCTATTTACGAGGCATAGAGTATTGGAACCGACTTGACCGACCCTCGAAGAAATGAGAGTCAGTTTCCAGCCGATTCCTTTCTTCTCATTTGTATTTAGTAATTTTCCTCCTGCCAACAGCGCACAAAACGTGTGTTTTTATTCAAAATATGGGAAATGTTTGTATTTTCGGTTCGGCAGGGCGGACGATAGTCCTATGCATCAATGACGCCTTGAACCGTATTTATAATATACAACGTCTTAGCCAATTTCGCAAGCATAACGTTTATTATCTCAGTCATTAAAACTTAGTTTTGTTTCAACTTCTGCGTATGTGCTGATTACAATAGCAATGCGGAGGCTCGGTCAAAGTGAAGACGGGCGCAATTCATGTTACCTGCTGGTAACTGAAGCATGGTTATCCTCTTTAATTAAAGATAATAAGTTGGCTTCACTTGCTTCATTTGTAACAAGTAGATTCAATAGATGGTTGAATCAATCTATCTTTTTACAACTTGTTACAGCGAGCGAAGCGAGCAACACGAGCGAAGCGAGTGTTGTCAGTTCGATCATGAGACCTGATGAAACTGGAAATGAATCCATTCGACATTGGTTCAAATGGAATTCCATCAGTCTCCATGTTCGAACAGTTGTGCCTTCGGCACCCCGCGTCCGGCTTCGCCGTCCACGGCATAACTGGTAGAGTACAAGTTACATTTGATCGGTATCAACCTGTATCCTTCCATTACCAATAAGGTTTTCTAAATTTTTCCTGTATCCGGCTGATGGAATCCTGTCGTACCCTGCCATTACCTGCCGACACCTGTTGAACCTTAAGATACATCTGGATTCCGGCTGCCGTCTCTCTGCATTCCTGCCGACATCTGCCGACCACTGGAAAGCCCATGCCGTATCCTGTCGTACCGATCTGCATTCCTCTGTACCGTTCTGCCGACAAGCATGGATACATGAGTTGCGCCCGTCTTCACCGGCTCATTCGGTTGTGCGCTATACGAACAAAGTTTGAACTGATCGCGTTTTACAACCACTAAATACGCGCCAAAACTTCTGGCAATGACCACGTTTTCCGCCCCCGCCGCGTGACCACCCGGAAACTCTCCAAAACCCGCCTGATCACAACAGCCCTGCCGCCTGTCCGACCGAATGCCCGAACAACAGCATCGCGGCAAACACTACCGTCCGAAGCACGGCGATCACGACGCTACAGACGATGGAAAAGCGCCCTACCGCAAGGGATTCATATCCGGGAAATCGCAGCTTCAGTTGATCGGGAATTTTCGAACTGGTCCTTGGCAATCGTCTCTCCTGTCTGAACTCGGTTGCATATGAAAATAGTCAAATCGCGCGCAAATCCCAAATTGGTTTGGCGTTGACCGGTGTTTTTGTCGGTTGCGCTTCAAAACAGCTAACGGCGCGGGTTCTCAAGCGTCCAGTTCTTTGTTGAAATTTTCTGGCAATGTGCGGTGCGCCTGTCGCCTATACCCGTTGTCCGACGAATCCACAGGCGATAGGCGAAAAGGTTGCGTCCGGAAGATCACCACAATCCGAAACCGCGCCCGATCAGAACGAGCACGCCAAGGACGAATATACAGGTGACGGGGAATCGCCCTACCGCAAAAGCTTCGAAGCCAAGCAGCTTCAGCTTCAACTGTTCAGGGTCTTTTGAGAAATTGGATTTCGGCATCGGCACACGTCTCCATTTAGAAATGAATTGGTGTGCTGCTTGCTGCTACGCAGTTAACCGTGAATCGCCGGGAGTACGCAAGAGGTTTCGCGGGCGCTTTCCCCAAATGAGCCGGTGAAACGACCGGTCAAAAAGAAGCGTGTCCTTTATAGATTTCGCTATTCCGCCAATGAGCGATAAACGGTTGCCTTGCTCAGTCCGGTCTTTGACATGATTTCCCGGATCAGCAAACCACCATCGCGCATCTTCCGGATATCCGCTGTTACGTCCTCTGTAGCTTTGGCTTTCCGACCGAACCTCCTGCCGTCCGCTTTCGCCTTGTTAATGCCGTCCATCTGGCGTTCTTTGCGGATAGACGTTTCGAACTCGGCGAAAACAGCCAGCATTTGGAGCATGGCGCGTCCTGCCGGTGTACTGGTGTCAATGCTCTGATCAAGAACGCGAAGCTCTACACCCTTGCTCTGAAGCTCATTGACGATGTTGAGAAGATCGGTCGCGGATCGCGCCAATCGGTCAATCCTCGATACACAAAACACATCGCCTTTCCGGGCGAACCGAAGCGCTTCCTTCAATGCCGGTCGATTGGTGTCAACGCCAGAACGCTTTTCCTCAAACAGGTGATCCGGCTGGACTCCGATAGCGGTCATTTTGTCCCGCTGAACTTCAAGCGATTGCCCGACCGATGAAACTCTTATGTAAGCAATAAGTGTCATGTCTCAAATTCCCTTAGACTATTCTAATCGCCAGTTATGAGACATGAAACGAGACGCGTCAAGAGACGGTCGCACTGTTTTTACATTTTGAGACATTGCCGACGCACTGCCGATCACGTCGGCTCATCATAGAACGGCTTACCGCGTCCACGTCGCTTCGGTTCCTTCGGCGGCTTCGGCTCTGGTGCTGGCTTCGGTGCTGGAATGATTTCGTCCAGATACTTTTCGTGGATTGTTACGGGGTGCTCGAAGCCCGGTAGGTGAAGCGTCACGAGTCCATTGTCCCACACGCGCACTACCTTGGCACGAATGACAACGACATCGCCTTTTCCTATTCGTTTAGCCATAGCTAATATTTGGGCGCGTCCGTCGTTGCGGGCAAGTAGCGCATTCGGGCGATACGGATCAGGCGAAAACGTCGGCAGGATTACGGGGGAATACAGCACCCCCTACACCCCCCTTCGCGCACTTCTTTTCTCTATATGGTGGCGGGGAAAATTTTTATAAAAAATTGAACATCCGGAGCAGACAAACGAAAAGGGCGATCCCCGAAAAGATCGCCCGATAATCCCAATCACCTATTCTACGGTGGCTATCAATCGATGGACCTGTCTATTCCGTTAGCCTGTCCCGTCTGAACAGCCTTCTTGCCCTTGCCTTTGCCTTCGGTCGCGCCCTCCATAACAGGAAGCGTGCTGCCGGGATACTCTGCGATCATAGCCCGGAACTCAGTGTCCTTCTCGTCTCTTGCCGCCAAGATAAGATCGTCCATCAGCTTAGCCAGCTTGTCTTTCGGTACGTAGCGAATTTGACCAAGTAGTTTGACTTGGTATGTGTCGCCCTCAAGCTTGTATGACCAATTGCCTCTACCACCGGTCTTATTCGGGTCGGCAACCGCCTGCTTGATGTTCTTGAGATAGGCAATGAATTTTTCGACCGCTTCATTCTTGGGCGGCTCATTATAAGGCGCAAGCAATTCCAAACCGTTCGCCATTCTATTCCCCTTCCTTCGAAAAATGATGATGCCGCTAAATAAGCGAAAATACACAACGCATGCAAGGGGCAATACGCGGGTTAATGCGCATCAAATTCGAGATACCACAGAACGGCTATAAGGCACAGATCGCGGACGCTTCGGCGGCTGGTCGATTTGACGAATGGGCCTATGAGAAGTTCATAAAGCCGGTTCGTGGCATGGTAGATGGGAACTATTCATACGAGATCACCCAACCTACCCACATCATAATCGACTTCGCCGACGACGCGGATGCGGATGCGGATGTCTTCCTTACCATCTTTGGGGGACGCGAAATCGATGAGTGATGAAATTGACAACGGCAACGAAACCGAAAACGAAATTAAATTCGACATCAGCGAATTTCCGGAAATCAAACGCAAGAAAGGTCGGCGCAAGCGCACCGTTACCGAGAAAGAGCGTGAACGCTGGCAATCCCCTGAATGGAACGATCACCTGAAGAAGATCGGACGGCAGAAGGGCGATCCGAAGGTTCCCGGTAGCGGTCGTAGACCAACACCGAAGGAAGCCAAGGAACTGGCGAACAGCAAGTCCGTGGAAGTTGTCGAGTTCATGCTTTCGGTTATGCGTGATGAAGACGCATCAATGAAAGATCGAATGAAAGCCGCTGCCTATCTTGGCGACATGACGCTTTCGAAAGCTCCGACCGAATCCAAGGTCGAAGTGAACCATACTCACCAGATTGTCGACATGATGGCTCGCATCAATGCGCAGCGGCACGGCATAAAGGATATCACTCCCGCTACTCCCGTGATCGAAGCCAACTTCGTCCCTCTGGAAATTGAAGATGAGGGCGAAGTATGACCGACTCTGTCGCTGGCTTCTTGGTTGCGCTCTGGCTTGCGCCCGCTTTGTGTTCCATCTTCGGGATTACAGCGGCAGCAAGCGCCGTGACGTTCGTCTTCGCAGTTGCGGGCACCTGTCTCTTCAGGTCCATTTCAAACAAGAGCACATCCAAAGATGTTTGATTGGATCGTTGCCCTTCTCATTGCTGCCGGACTTTGGGTTTCCGCACATCTTTTACAGCCGCAATACGTCCTTGCCGCGATTTCCGGCGCGTTCGTGCGCGCAATCATTGCCCGATCCGGTACGGTTTGGGAACGGCTCTTCGGCGGCTTTGGTGGCGTGCTCTGCGCAGTATGGCTTACACCGGTCGTCTGTATGCTACTCGGCATATCAGCCGTATCTGTCATGAACGCTGTTTCATTCGTTCTCGGCATGACTGGCATGTATCTCGCAGAAGCCTTAGTGAACGTTGCGCGCAAATATGCCAAGAATCCGCAAGGTCTCAAAGAGTTCATCCGTGATCTGATATTGCGCCTGATCACCAAGAAATGACCAGACAAAGTCGTTCATTCCCTAAATATCGGAATGAACGACAATCAAGAATATAGCGATCTTAAAGCACTTATTGATGCCTTTTATGAAGACATGTCTCTTTTTGCGAAGCATGTCTTCGACGTCGATTTGACGCCTAAGCAAATTGAATATTGTGAGGCATTTAAGAACAATCAAACGATCACGGTAAAGGGTTCGTCGGGATGGGGTAAAACCTTTATCTCCGCAATTTCCCTCTGGTGGTCGCTGATCGTATTCGATCCCGTCAAGGTCACGATCTTTGCCCCCTCTGAGTCCACGATCAAGTCGGGTATCTGGAACGAACTTCAAGTGCTGTATTCAAATATGGCACCGCTCTTCAGAGAACTGTTCGAGGTATCGGCGACCAAGATTTTCAGGAAGTCGCGCGGCGAAACCTGTTGGGCGGAATATCGTCTTGTATCGAAAGACAACATCGCTGCGGCACGTGGTTTCCACTCGAAAAACAACATTGTCATTGCCGACGAAGCCAGCGGTATTGAAGACGTAATCTTTACCGGCGCACTTCTGAACGTCCTGAACGATGGTCCGGGCGCGAAGGTGGTCCTTGTTTCCAACCCCGATAAGGCAAGCGGCTTCTTCTTTAAGACATGGCGCGACCCCGAACTATCCAAGGATTGGATAAAGGTTCACGGCTCGATTCGTGACAAGCCGAACTACACACCGGGAGAAGAGGAAAGGTTTGCGCGTCTCTATGGCGGCGTGACCAGCCGCGACTATCTGACATTGGTGGAAGGCGAATTCCCCTTGTCCGACGTGGACGGGCTGATTTCACGCGAATTCCTTGACGAAGCCGTCACGAACAAGGACGCGATCCCCAATCCCAAGGCACCGATCATTTGGGGCCTCGATCCAGCCGGTGCTGGCAAAGACAAGTCAGTGCTCGCCATCCGACACGACAATGTCTTGCGCGGTTTCGAAGAATGGGCGGGTCTTGAACCGGTTGCCCTCGCCTTGCGCGTCAAGGAACTCTACCTGAAGACATCGAAGAAGGATCGTCCTGCCGTTATCGCGGTGGATGGCAACGGTCTTGGTGCCGGCGTCTATGACGCGCTGAAGCACTTCAAAATTCCCGTCTATAAGTGCATGTTTGCCGAAGTTCCAAAGCGCAATCCGGACCGATATACGCGCGTCCGTGACCAAATCTGGTTCGAAATGCGCGAGTGGATTCACACTGGCGACGTGTCAATTCCCAACCATAAGAAGCTGATCGAAGACTTGGCTATCCCGACCTATGAGGATTCGCCAAAGATCAAGATCGAAGACAAGAAGTCGCTCAAGAAAAGGCTTGGTCGATCCCCGGATTATGCCGACGCATTGGCGCTGACATTCTCGGTATCTCACACTCGATACGCGTCCAAATACCAGTGGGATAAGCCAATTGAATACGACAACCTTTCGCAATGGGAATAGCCATCGCTGCGCATCGCCCGCCGCTAAATAGATCGAATTTCATAGATCAAAACGATTGGCGGTAATGGCTATTTCAAAGAAAGACGAGCGGACAATTCTTGAGACCATCGGCACAAAGCTGAAGGACTCGGTCAATTTTTCGAACGGTAACATTGCGCAGAAGCAAGAGAAGGCGCTCAAATATTACAATCGCGAACTGCTGGATGGTGACTCCAAACTTCCACGGGGCCGTTCCAAGTGGGTTTCTCCCCTTGTTCAGAACCATGTTGATTGGGCAACCGGACAGCTAATTCGCATCTTCACGACACCCGAACACGTTTGTGAGTTTCAGGCAATTGGTCCCGAAGATGAAGCGATTGCGCGGCAACAGACCGCCGTTGTCAACTGGATACTGACTGACAAGAACAAACACCTTAGTTACCTTCATCCATGGCTTCAAAACGGATTCTTGACGGGCTTGGGTATAGTGACTGCCGAATTCGAGACGATCACGGAAGAGTCCCTACCCCGGCTGATCAAGGGGATTCCCGACGTTCAGCTTGTCCAGTTCTCTGAACAGCAAGAAGCCGGACAAATCATTATCGAAGAGTCGGGCGAGCCGTACACCATTCCAGGCGGTGTTCAGGTACGCGACGTAAAAATTCGCACTGTAACCCGCCGCTCTTGCATCAATGTTTTCCCGGTCGATCCGGAAGACGCGGTTCTATCGACTGATGCGCAGTTTGATCCGGAAACCGGGGGCATCCGCGCCAAGCTACAGGGGCATCGCAAGATCATGTCCCGTTCCGTCCTCATCGACCTTGGCTTTGACAAGGCGACTGTAGATCGTATTCCCGGTGTAAATGAAAAGACTGATGGTATCGCGCTTGAACGTCTCAAAGACGTCTCAGGCGAGCGCGCATTCGACAAGGATATGGTCGAGGTCTATACGGTCTATACCCGTCTCAAACTTGATACCACGTCGCGCCATTACCGAATCACGTTCGGGGGCGCTTCCGCCAACCCTATTCTTCTGGATTATGAAGAGACCACTCGGTTTTATCCGTATGCGGCATTCGTCCCTTATCCACTTGCGGGCACCCTTTTTGGGCAAGGAATCGCGGACCGAATTGGAGAAGATCACGAGAAAATATCGAAAATGGAGCGGGCTGTTCAAGACTCGCTCAACATGTCGGTATTCCCCATCACTGTTGTTGATGATGACGTTAGTTCGATTGACGACCTAACAAACCTGCATCCCGGTAAGGTCATCCGCTCATCGTCACCGAACGGCGGAATTAACTTCGTTCAGCATCCGTTCACTGGCGCACAAGCTACCGGGATTATCGAACGGCTCGAACAGAAGCTTGACTTCTCGACAGGCGTTGGGCCTCAAATGATGACGCTCGACGCATCCGACTTACAGCGCACCACTGCCACGGCGATCAATCAGCGTTCGAACCAGCAACAGACTTTGATTGAGACGGTATCACGCTTCTTTGCCGAAACCGGCTATCGCTATCTCACAAAAGTCATTGTCGATTTGCTCGTACAGAAGCCCGACGAGTCGCAGGAACTTATTGGTAGGCTGACGGGAAACTTCATCCCGGTTGATGAATACAACATCAATTTCGATGTCACCACGTCGGTTGCGTTTGGAGTCATGTCCCGCGACCAATCAATGGCGTCTCTCAATAACCTTCTGGCGCAGCAATATCAGGCATTGGCACAGGGTCTGCCCATCGTCAATGCGCAGAACATCTTCAACACCGTTGCGAAGTTGACTGAACTGTCGGGATACAAGAACACGGCTGCTCACTGGACCGATCCGACAACATTGCCGCCGCCCCCGCCCCCGCAACCGCCCGTCGATCCGAATGCCGGAATCATCGAAGTTGAGACCGTTAAGGCGCAACTGAAGTCACAATCAGACGAACTGAACCGCCAGTCCGATTTGACGAAGTTTGCTGCCGAAATGGACTTCAAGCGCGATCAGCTGGCGCAGGAACTTGAACTGAAGAGAGCAGAAATAGAAGCAAAATACGCGGCACAAGTCGCAATCGAGCAACTGAAGCTTGAACAGCGAATGCCGCGCGATCCCATGGGGAATATCCAATGATCAATCAGGACGTTTTAGACAAGGCGTATGCTGCCGAACGGCTGATGAATAATGCCGATTATCAGAACGTGTGCCGTTGGATCGAAGAAGATGTCTTTGCTCTGTTCAACAGGGTCCCGCTTGGTGACGACGCGACATTGAAGGAAGTTCAACAGCTTTCGCACGGGTTCAAACTCTTCAAAGAACGCATCACTAAATATATTGAGAAAGCTCGTTATGAGGCACAAATCGAAGCCTCAAACGACGAAGAATACTAAATAGAAGCAATTCAAACGTTTTTGAAAACCAAAGGATTATATTAGAAGTATGGATGAAGAACTTGTTGACAATACCTCCGAAGCGGAGACTGTCGATAACCAAGGTCTTTCTGTTGATGATGCCGCGATTAAACTTCGTGGCATGCTCGGCGTATCGAATGACTCTCAAGTAGAACACTCTGAAGATAACGACGGCGAAATGTCACCGGACGCTGAAGCCAATGCTGATGAAGCGAATGAGGCTGACGCAACCGAGAACAATACCGATGAAGACGACCCGGAATACGAGGTTGAAATTGGTGGCGAAAAGCTGCCGGTGAAACTCTCGGAACTCCGCAAGGGCTATTTGCGACAGAGCGACTACACACGGAAGGCTCAGGAAATTTCCGAACTGCGAAAGCAATACTCGGAGAACCAGCGGGACGTGAATCAGGTTCGTGAGCAACTTCGTGAAGAAAGCATGGGTTATCTCCAAGCTTTCAAGCGCGAAATGGCAGCCGCATATGCGACGCAACCCGAAATCGATTGGGATTACCTCCTGAATGAGAATCCCGGCGAATATGTCCGCCAAAAGGAAATGCAAGAGCGCCGCGATAGTATCGCACGCCAGCTGTATGAAACCGAAATGGCGATGGCTCAGCAACGTGAGGCTCAAGAGGCGCAACTGCATCAGGAGAGGCTTACTGAATCGAAGACTAAGTTCTTTGAAACGTATCCTGAACTCCGCGATTCTGCCCGTGCCAAGGAAGCTCAAGTCGGTATGACGCAACTGCTGATCGACGCAAGTTTTGATCAGCAAGAACTGGAAAATCTCTCTGACTATCGAATGCTCGATATTCTCTACCGCCTCTGGAAGGCTGAAAACACCGCAAAAATCGTGCCTCAAGTGGTGAAGAATTTCGAACAGAAGCCGAACATTTCCGCGAAGGAACCAAGTCGGAAAAACTTCGATCATCGTGAGAAGAATTGGTCCAAATTCAAGCAATCGGGCAATCTGGACGACGCCGCTGCCCTCATCATCAGTCGCCTATAAAAAGAGGTTTTAACTAATAATGGCTACTCTCAAAACAACCGATGTCTCTCACGTTCGCGAAGACCTTGAAGACATCATTTCGAACATTTCGCCTGAAGACACCCCGTTCCTTACCTCCATTGCGAAGGTTTCGGCATCGCAGAAGACTCACGAATGGACTCAGGACAAGCTTCGCGCCCGTAACAAGAACAACGCTGCTATCGAAGGTGCTGAAGCCGCCGCCGCAAGCAATAGCGCTCCCGTTCGTCTCCGCAACCACGCACAGATTTTCACTGAAACTGTTCAGGTTTCCGGCAGTCTGATCGCATCCGACACGGTCGGTTCAAAGAACGAACTTGCTTACCAGCTTGCGAAGAGCATCAAGCAAGTCAAGGGCGATATCGAAGCCACTGCTGTATCGGAGAAGGCTTCTTCGCTTGGCGAGCCGCGTGAAATGGGCGGTATGGAAGCTTGGGTCAAGACCAATGCGCTTCATGGAACTGGCGGCGCTACCGCTGGCTATAACAGTGGCACCGGTCTCGTCGGCGCTGTAACGGACGGCACGGCTCGTGCGCTGTCTCACGCACTCATTGTCGAGATGGCTGAAGGTATCCACTCCGAAGGTGGTGTGCCGAAAATCCTTCTGGTTCCCCCGGCACAGAAGAAGAATATCGTTGCTCTGTCCAATGGTACTACCAAGTTTCAGGACGCCAGCAAGAAGACCGTCTTCGGTGACGTCACGATGTACGAAACACCTTTCGGTCGCTTCGATATTGTGACTTCGCGCGACGTACGTTCGAGCACGGTTATCGGTTACGATCCGGAGCTTTGGGCACAGGCTGTATTCCGTGGCCTCACCAAGAAGAAGCTTCCCGAAGGGGGCGACTACGAGGGCTATCAGGTCATCACTGAAGTTACCCTTGTTTGCCGCAACGAAGCAGGTAACGGCAAGGTCGCTGACCTTTCGTAATCTAATCTGACCTGAACGGATATAACTATAATTCAGGGAAACTGAGGCTCCATTTCGGGGCCTCTTTTTTTGCCCGCTGCTCAAAATTCACTGCCGCTAAATAGCAATAAACAAGGCAGGAATAACGAGCAAACATGAACGACCTTAATCTTACTGGCGCTGACTTGCTGCCGACCGAAGGTACATTCCTATGGGAAGATTCCCCTACACGACGCGTATGGATTACCCGTCAAGGCGACAATCTGATTATCACTACCGAAGCCAAGGTTGATGCGATCATTGCGCAGAATGCCGCGATTGAAGCCGAATTCAATTATTCGGGTCGTCACGGTGACTTGGTTCAAATCGCATCGGTCCCGGAGTCTCTCTATTTCGAATGGATGCGGCAGGGAATTACGGATGACGACGCCAAGGTAAAGCGCATCCTGAACGACCCTGACTTTGCGAAATTCCGTACGAATAGGTGGACCGTATGACGCTCACCTATGACGATTTTATTGCTACTATCAATTCTCTGACGGTACGCACCGACGCTCCAATTCCGACGTTCATTAGTCTTGCTGAAGATTCTCTCCGCACCCTCACCAAGCACTATCTTGCGGAAAAAACCGTTACCCTTTCAGTCGTCGACAATACGGCTGTACTCCCATCCGACTTCATCGAACTGCGCTCAATCACCGGATCAAACGGCTATGTCTATAAGCCGGTCAATCCCGCACAAGCAACGCTTTACGCTGATGAAGTCGGGTACTATCTGTCCGGGAACACGCTCGTATTTGTCGGCAACTACGTCGAAAGCGAAGTGACAATCCTTTATTGGTCCGCGTTTGAGGGCCTATCCCCGACCCAATCCAATTGGCTGTTCGACCGCTTTCCTACCGTCTATGTCGCCGCCGTCATGAAGGAATTCTACCGGTGGGAAAAGGACGCTGAAGGCGTCGCTATCGAGCAAGCCACGCTTCAAGAGCTTCTTGGGCGCGTCGCAGAAGACGACCGGCGCGGACGCAAAACCGGCAACCTCTACATGAGTTTCGGTACATGGCTCTAATCGAAATCCCGTTCGCATCCTTCACACCCGATCTGCCAGCGATGAACAATCCCGGCAGTCCGCGCATTCACAATGCCACGGCTGGTCGCGGACCGGCTCAAGGCGCTGTCACGCTCTATCCCATGAAAGCTGCCTCACTCTACAGCAGCACCAGCATGGTTTCGCGCCCGCTCGGAACCGCCATTGGTCAAGACCGGGATGGAAACGCTAAGGTCTACGGCGGTTGCGCGACGAAGCTTTATAAGCTCGCCCCAAGTACGCGCCAATGGACGGACATTTCTCGCGTTGGCGGCTACACGACGTCGGCAACAGAGCGTTGGCGCAGCGTTGAATTCGGGTCAATGCAAGTGTTCACGAACTTCAATGACGAGCCGCAGTATCTCGACATGAACGTGGATTTACAGTTCGCAAATCTAACATCACTCGTAAAAGGACGTCACATTGCGACCCACAAAGGTTTCGTCATTTTGGGTAACACCTACGATTCTCTTGATGGTGCCGTTCCCTACCGAGTACGGTGGAGCGCAATTGAGAATCCTTTCGACTGGTCTTTCAGCGCGGCAACGCAAAGCGATTTCCAGAATCTGAATGGCTACGGGGCAATCCAAGGCATCGTAACAGACGATAGCTGCTATGTGATCCTTCAGCGCGGTATCGTCCAGATGACCTATATTGGAGCGCCTTATGTATTCCAGTTCGATGATCGCGTTGTAGGTAAAGGTTGCTCTGTTCCCAATTCAATTATCACAGTTTCGGGTCTGCATTTCTTCTTATCGGATGATGGCTTTTACATGCTCCAAGGCGGTCAATTGACGCCAATCGGGGAAGGTAAGGTGAACAAGTGGTTTCTTGAGAACTTCGACAGTTCCCAAGCAAGCCTCATGACGGTAGCTGCCGATCCACGCGAAGCACTGATTTATTGGCAATTCTGTTCGAAGGCATCAACATCCGGAACTCCCGATTTGATGGTGACTTACAACTATCATAGCGGCGAATGGACTCGTGCTACCGCAACAACCTCGTTCATATTCAACTCGGTATCACTGCCGTGGACTGTCGATCAATTCGACGCCGCGTTTGGCACAATCGATGCTGTTCCCGCGTCCTTTGACGATCCGATTTGGGCAGGTGGTCAAAATATGCTGTGGGGCATGTCGGCTACCGGCGCTGTCTATTCATTCAGCGGTGAAACGCTCGAATTACAGTATGACAGTCCTGAAATTCAGGCGAGCCGGATGATCCCCAATGATACCGCCGCTGATCTGGCAATTATCAGTAGGGTTCTTCCAAAGTTCGAAGGTGCTGGTGATAGCGTCACTGCCCGTGTTCAGGTCGGAACAAAGATGTTGCCGAACTCGGATATCGTTTGGTCCGACATGCAGGAAACCAACTCTGAGTCAGGCTACGCATACTTCCGTAACAAGAGCCGGTATCAGCGATTCCGCGTCCGTATCTCCGGACCATGGACGCGCGCATATGCGATGGAAATCGACGCCAAACCATCAGGGCGAAGGTGAATTTCCGCTAAATATGTGAATGCAGAAAGTCAACGAACATACCAATCAACGGCAAGTCGCCTCTATCGTGAACCAATTGGCGAGCCAGTTCGACGGAACAACTGGTTCGTTTTCGCTTGCCAACTCGGCGACCACCACAACCGTTTCGAACTCTAAAGTCACGACCATCAGCAAAGTCATTCTACAACCGCGCAACACTAATGCGGCTTCGGCTGGTGCGTATATCAGTTCGATTTCAAACGGCAGCTTTGTGGTCGGACACCCGTCCGCTACGACCGTCCGAACATTCGATTACGTGGTGTTCGGCGTATGAAGATCGGTTTCACTGAAAGCGAGTACGCGCGGGTTCGCGATTGGCTTGCTGCGGCTATCGATACAAATCCGGATGTCATTTCGGAAGGCACACTGTTGGAGAAATTGCGCTTCAACGAATGGCAATTGCTTACGACCGAGAACGCCGCATGTGTCCTCCAACTGTGTGAACACGAAGGCGAGAGGATTGCCAACGTGGTCCTATTGGGCGGGAAGCGAAACGGTTCGCTTCGGGAAATCATGGGTACTCACATTGTTCTCTGCGATTTTCTCAGAGAACTGAAGTTCACTAAATTGGTAGGAACGCCGCGCAAAGAGTGGCACCAGTTTCTAAAAAAGAATGGCTTCAAACAACAAGAAAAAGAGTTCATCAAGGAGCTAATTTAATGCCCAGTTCGCCAAAGGAACAAACCAGTAAAGTTGAACCGTGGGATGGGGCTAAACCCTACCTGCTTGACCAGTACAAACTTCTTGATGACGCGTTCAAGAATGGCGCACCGAAGCCTTGGGAAGGAAAGCAGGTTGCCGATCAGTCGAAGGCGACTCTTGACGCGCTTCAGGGTACGGAAAATCTTGCGCGAAACGGCAATACGGCAACTCTTACGAACGCCACTAATGCCGTCAACTCGGTGATGAATCAGGGCAACAATACCCAAGCCAATCAGACGCTCTCGCAGCTTCAGCAGCAGATGAATTTCGGCACCAATCCGACCGATGCGATTGCTAAGAACATCGCCAACGGTTCGAATATTGGGCAAAATTACACCAACGCCGCTGCTGGCACTGCCGCTGGTCTTCAGGGGTATTCGAACGGTGCCATCTCTCAGTTTCAGGGTATGACGGGGTATCAGAATCCGGCGCTCGCACAGGCGCAGGGTTACGGCGGGTACACCAATGCGGCGGCTGGTCTACAGAGCAATCAGGCGAACAGCCTTGCTCAGTCGAACAATCCGGCGATGCAGTACCTCCAGCAGACGGCATCCGGTGCGAACGTCGGCAACAATCCGTTCCTCGACAAGATGGTTTCTAATCAACAGGACGCCATCGCCAACAAGCTGAAGAACATCACGAACCCCGGAATCGATTCACAGGCTGCTTCCCTTGGTAGAATGGGAAGTGCTGCCTACGCGACACAACGAAACAATGCGGAGTCTACCGCCGCTAACGAAATGGCGAAGGTTGCGACCGAAGCCTATCAGGCTCAGTACAATCAGGACACGGCGAACCAACTGAACGCTGCTGGTCAATATGGAAATCTCGCGAACCAAGATGTTGCGAACCGACTTAACGCCAATCAGGCGCTTGCCGGTACGGACGCTCAGCAGCAGCAGTTGCGACAGGCTGGTACGAGCCTCTACGGCGACCTTGCCAACTCGCAGCAGTCTCAGCGCCTTAATGCGGCTAACTCGCTGTCGAGTGCGTATGACTCTCAACAGGCGGCAAGGCTTGGTGCGAACGCAAATTACGCGGGCATTATGGATAGCCAGAACGCCGCACGGCAAGCCGCGCTAAATTCGAACCGTGATTTCCAGATGCAGGGCGCAAATCTCGCATCGAACAATTATCAGAATTCAATCGCGAACTTGTTTGCTGGAAATAACCAGCGTTTGAACGCCGCTAATGCTGCCAATAATCAGCAGAATGCGGTTGCCGATCAGCGCCTTAATGCTGCGAATATGGCTGGTCAAACCTACGCCAATCAATATCTACCGTACCAGCAGTTGGCGGGTGTTGGTGACGCTCGTGATGCTCGCAGCGACCTCCAATTGCGTGCTGAAATCGACAAATGGGATCGGATGCAGCAGCAGCCAATTCAAAATGCCGCGAACTTCATTAATTTGCTGAATAGCGGCGGATACAACAATACAAAAACGCAGGTATATTCCAATACTGGCGGTCAAATGCTCGGCGGTCTGGCGGCACTTGCCGGTCTGTTCGTTTGATTAAGGAGACAGACCAATGGCAATTTTCGATCTATTTACGAATACAGCGCGTAAGAAGAAGCCGGGACAACCGAGTGATTTCGAAGCGGTAACGACGCCGGACGAACAACCCAATTGGTTGTCGCAATTCCTGCCGGATGAGCCGGACAAACGGGAAGCGTTGTCGCGTGGTCTTCTGATGGCTGGCGCTAACATGATGGCGGCGGGTGGTCCCTCTCGCGATCCGATGAACATCCTTAGCGTACTCGGTTCCGGTATTGCCGGTGGCGTGAAGGGCTATGACGCTACTCTTTCCGGCAATCAGGAATTGGCGGCTCAGCGCCTTCAAAACCAGTCCGCACAGATCAAGCTTCAGGGTAGCCAAGAATTTCGCAAGCAGATGTCCGCATGGCAAGACAAATGGGGCACCAATGGCACCAGCCCGGAAGCGCTTAACGAACTCATGGGCATCTATGCGGCTGCTGGTGATGCGGATGGCGTTAGGGCAATTCAGAAGCAAGTCCACGACGCGACCACGAATGAATATGGTCTCAATCCTATTTGGATGACTGACGAGAACGGCAATTCTGTTCTTGGGCAGATCGACAAGAAGGGGAACTTCCATAAGGTGGAAACGGGCGGTCTCACCGCTGCCCCCGGTGTTGATAAAATTGATACCGGTACTGAAATTGTCCTTATCGATAAGAAGTCCGGCAATGTCATCAGCCGCACTCCCAAGGACGTCGCGGGCGAAGCAAGCCAGAAAGCAGGTGGCAAGGTACAGGGCGAGGCTGCTGCGAACCTTCCGAAGGTGGAAGGCGCTGCGAACGAAATGCTGTCGTCTATCGATAGCCTTGCGAATGATCCCTACCTTGATTCCATGGTAGGCGCTTGGGATGCCCGTACCCCCGATTTGACAGAGGACGCTGCCCGCGTTCGATCCAAGATGGATCAGCTTGGCGGTCAAACCTTCCTACAAGCCTTCAACTCGCTGCGGGGCGCTGGCGCGATTACCGAACAAGAGGGCGCAAAGGCTCAAGAAGCCATCGCACGGCTCAATCGAGCACAGAACGAGCACGACTACCGGGAAGCGCTTAATGAGCTTCGCGCAGTCGTCCAGCGCGGCGTTGAGCGGTATCGGCAAACGGCTGGCGTTTCGACTGATGATCAAAGCGGTTCTGTCGAAAGCGAGACGACTGCGGATGCTCCGGGAACCCAAGCTAATCCAGTTCGTGTGACCAACGCTCAAGAGTTGGAAGCTCTGCCGGAAGGAACTTGGGTAGTTGGTCCGGACGGCGTTCCGCGCCCCAAAGGAAAGAGGCGCAACTAATGGCGGTAAATGATCGCGCGTTCTATCTAAAGCGATACCTGATGGATACGCACAACTTGAGCGACTTTCAGGCTGCTGCTGTCGTCGGCAACCTCATACAGGAATCGAGCCTGAATACCGGCGCTGTCAACCGTGGTGACGGTCGCGACGGCTCGAACAGCATCGGTCTTGCGCAGTGGAATGGCGAACGTGCCCGTGGTCTAAACAGCTACCTTGATGAGCGTCGGAAAGCTGGCACCTTCACCAACGACACCGAAGCGCAGCTTGATTACATCATCCATGAACTGAACACGACGGAAAAGGCGGCTGGCGACAGGCTCCGCAAATCGCAATCTCTTGAAGATGCTACCGCCGCTTTCGTCGGCTTTGAGCGCCCGCAAGGCTGGTCTGCTGCCAATCCTACCAATGCGCATGGTTGGAACAATCGATACGGCTACGCCAAAACGCTGATGGGTTATTCGCCGAACGGCGAAAACGGACAAGCCGCGCAAATGCAAGCGTTGGCTCAATCAAATCCGACTCCGTCCGCATCATCGCAGTCAACACCGACACCAACGGACGGCAACGTTTCCATCGGGAAAGTAGACCTTCATCCGAATGACGGGGTCGCGGTCCGTCTCGCAAACAAGCTGTTCGGTAATGATTGGCATATATCAGATGACCAGAAGAGCGATATCGACAAGAGCGCCGGATTGCTCGGTGACGCTGCCAAGCTGTTCGCCCAAGAAACCGATTCCATAAATAAAACGATTCAGAATGGTGCGCGTCCTCGACAGGATACCGGTCCGGTCCAAATCGCAATGCTGTCGTCGGCACCAACGTTAATGATGAAAAAGAAGCGCGGCGGATTGGGCGGATTGGGCGGCTACTAACAGAGAGAATATCGAGCGAATGGCTCCGGATGATAAGAAGAAAAAGCAGAGCTTGAGTCAGGCGGAAGCTGCCGCGAAAATTCGGCGGTTGAATGATCAGGACGACCTTTCGGCGGCATTTGACCAATACGAATGGGGCAACCCTGCTTCGGGCGATGACGAGCTAATCAAGGCTTTTGATCAGTATCAGTGGGGCGACGATGGTGCGCCGGTCAATAGCGGTCCAAATCCCGATCTTATTGACAACAGCGAAGATGCTCCTGCCGTGGTTCGTGTTGCTGTCGGCGCGCTCGATAAACCAGAAGACCGGCTTGCTGCCTTGCGCAAATATTACCCCGATGCGCAGCCATATGGCGAAGACAATTTCATTTTCACGGACAAGGACGGCAAGGTTCGTCAGTACAACAACGAAGGCTGGATTCCATCAGGCGGCGATTTCGCATCCATTCTCCCGGAAGTCGGCGAAGGCATCGGTGCGATTGGCGGCGCAGCTGGTGGCGGTGTGCTCGGTAGTTTAGTTGCCCCCGGTCCCGGCACTGCTTTGGGTGCGATTGGCGGCGCTGGTGCTGGCGCTACTGCCGGTCGTGAAGGCGTTCAGCGCAGTCTTAATTGGCTGTTCGACAATGAGGATACGCGAACCGGCACTGAACAAGCTGTCGATATGGCGACGACGTTCGCTCTTGGCGCGGCTGGCGAAGGCGTCGGTATGGTTGCCGGTCCGCTCATTAGGAAGGGCGGTCGTGCTGTTGGTGACTTCGTTGGCGATACTGTCAACAGAGCATTTGTCGGCGGGGCGGATGATGCTGCCAAGGTCGCCGACCGTATCGCGGACTTTGAATCCATTGGTGTAACCCCGACTCCAGGCATGGTATCTGGCAATCCTCGCCACGCCAGAATTGAACATGTGCTTAAGAATACCAAGCCCGGAGAAGCTATCGAAGCTCGTATCCGGGACGCACACTCAGGACTCGGCAATGAGTTTGACCGCATCATAACTGATATGACAGGCGGTCAACCCGCGATGACGCGCCCGCAAATCGGTCAAGCGTTGCGGGAACAGACGCAAGTTGCCAAGGACGCGGCATATTCTGTTTCGAACGACCTGTATGACGAAGTCGCCAACAAGGTAACGGCTACGCCTACGGCTTCCAACACCGCAAAATATCTCTCGGATTTGAATGCTGAAAAGGCGGGCCTGTCCAATGTGGGGCAGCGCATACACACAAAGCACATTGATCGTGTAATTGAAGAAGCAACACCGCTTCTCGAAGACATCAGGAATGGCGTTGGTAACTTCAAGGAACTGAAGGAATACCGCACCTACATCGGCGGTCTGGCGAATGAACAGGGTCTTGATAAGACCTTGAAGAACCGCCTGAATGGTCTCTATGACGCCCTCACGCGTGACATGGAGGAAACCGCCCTTTCTTCTGGCGAGGATGCCGCCAAGGCATGGCAGAAGGCTAACTCAAACTACCGCGAATTGTCGCAGGAGTTTGGCAAGAAGACCCTGCCCGATACGGTTCTGAAGAAGGATACAGACCTCATCTACCGGGAAGTTTTTGGCAGCATGAAAGATGGCGGCAACAAGATCGCTGCCATGCGTCGTACCATCATGAAGGATGATGGTGGTGCGGATAAGTGGGCAGAAATGACCGGTTCAATCATTAGCGACATCGGAAAGAAAGGCCCTGACGAACCATTCGAAATGTCCACCTTCCTGAACAACTGGAATGATCCCAAGCGGTTCAGCAAGGAAGCTAAGGATGCCTTGCTTAGGGGCACGAAGCACGAAAGCTATATCGAAGACTTGAACAGAGTTGCCCGGATCGCCGACAGTCTGAAGAAGCATGGCAAGTTCGACAACCATTCGAACACCCTAAGCAACGCGATTGCGGCAGATTCCCTAAACCCGTTCAACAGGAATAACCTGCTTGCGGCAGCACTCGACATGAGTGTCACGGGCGGTAGTGCGTTGGCAACAAAGTATGCTGTCACGGGCGCTGCGAAGGCTGGCAATTGGGTCTATAAAAATCGCGTCGGCAAGATGATGACAAGTCCCGAATTCGTGAAATGGCTGGCGGACGTACCGAAAGCAGAAATGAAGAAAGGCGGCTTGGAAAGCCACGTCAAAAATCTCGTAAAGATCGGCGCGGTATCGCAGGACCATGAACTTTCTCAGGCGATTCACGAGTACCTTCGGGACGTTGGCTACTACAAAGACGAGCAATAATAAGAGGCGGCTTAACGCACAATGACAGACATTACCTCCAGCGATTGGACCGAACTTGATGCTGATAATACGAACCCTTCGCCTAATGGCGTTCAGGGCGGTTATCAGCCTTCGACAATCGCGCCGATCATTCGCAGCATTCGCGGCGCAATAAAGCGTGTTCACGTCCGAACAAAACCGTATTACACCAGCGGCGGCACGGGTAACGCCTTTACATTGACGTACGTCGGTGCGCCCCTCGCCTACACCAAGGGCGATCCCTACGAGTTCTTTGCGGATCGGGCGAATACTGGCGCAGTAACGCTGAACGTCAATGGACTCGGCGCGAAAGCCATCATCATGCCCGATGGCTCGGCGCTTACTGCTAACCAAATCAAAGCCGGTCGTGTCGTTTCGGTCATCTACAATGGCACGTCCTTCGTGATGAATGGCTACGTCGATCAGAACTTGAAGTTCGGCGATGTGTCGGCAAATACGCTTGTTCTCACGACAGCCCTGGCAGTGTCCGAAGGCGGCACGGGCGCAACCACGGCATTGGCTGCGCGCACTTCACTCGGAACCGACAACGCGAACAACATAACTACGGGCACGCTTGCCGACGCTCGCCTTCCGACGTCGTTGGCTGGTAAGACGTTCACTTCGCTCGCCACAATAAGTGCTGGCAACTCGATTGCGAATGCCGACTTCCTCACGCTGAAGCCTACCGACTTCGCGACGGGCAAGCCGCAACTGTCCATCAAGAAGGATAGCACCGCCGGGAACTGGTCTGTCGTCTTGTGGGATGGCACTACCACGAACGGCGCGCTGAACTTTCAGTCGGGTTCCTTGCTTCATAATGGAAGCACTGTCTGGACGTCCGCCAATGGTGGTTCCGGCTCTGGTCTCGACGCCGATCTTCTGGACGGTCAAGACGGTGCCTATTATCGGAACGCTTCGAACATCAATGCCGGTACGATTGCCGATGCTCGCTTGCCGACGTCGCTTGCCGGTAAGACGTTCATTTCGAACACCACGCTTGACCACGCCACGACGGCGGACCTTCGTTTTGAATTGGGTGGCGTTCTTTCTGGTCGCCTCTATCGCGATGTCGGCGGCGGTCTCGTTATGCGTCGGTACAATGAAACGACCGGAGCGGCAGAAGGCTACATTCAAATCACCGGCAACGGTGTCAATGATGCCAAATACAATGGCAACATCATGTGGCACGCTGGTAACGACGGTTCCGGTTCGACGCTGGATGCCGACCTTCTTGACGGTTATCACGCGTCCGATCTGTTCCGAGACAATGCGGACTTCACGTCCACCGGCAATATGACGCTGTCGAACGGCGCACCTTACATTCGTCTTCAGGACACGACTTCGGGTTCTTATGACGCGCGTATTCGATTGGATGCGAATAACATCTATTTTGATGGCTCGTCGGACGGCTCCACATATTCCGAAGTCATGCGCTTCGAAATGGACACCAAAGCCGGTTACATGACGTCGCTGTTCCTGTCGTCCGGTGGTGAAGCCCTTCGCCTTGCCGCACCGACTGCCGGTCAAGACCCGTATATCTCTTGGTATTCTGGTGCGACCCGGACCGGCTACATTCAGTATAGCGATAGCGGAACACACACCGGATTTTTCATCACCAACGATGTGTCGGATGACAAGCTTGGTATCGATAATTCAGGCGGCACTTCAGCGCTGCGCTTTTGGGATAACTCGCGTTCGGCTCTTGATGTGGTCTTAACGTCGGCGAACTATGGCAGCTATGACACCAACATTGTGTCGAGTGGTATGGCTGGTCTTGGTATTGGTTCTATCGGAACTTATGCCATGCTTATCCGAATTGCCGAAGGCACCGCTGACACCCCCGGTGCCACTGTAGCAGGTGCCCTGCTTCAATATACAAATGCCAATGGTAACGGGTCTGGAGTCAGTCCTCCCGGAACTTGGCGATGCATGGGTTTCCAGAACGGCGGTACTGAAGGTCGAAGAGTTACACTTTACTTGAGGATTTCTTAAAATGGATTTTCGCAATCCTGTTTACAGTAGCCCTGACAATTCTACAATTGACATGGAAATTAACCACCCGAAATACGGATGGATTCCATTCACGGCATCGGCTTCCGATGTAGAAGACCATGGTCGCCAGCTTTTTGCGGATGCGAGCGCGGGAAGTGTCACACCATACGAATTTCCTTCTATTGAGGAAATTCGTAACCGGATGCCGTATCTCACGGCACGGCAGCTTCGGCTTGGTCTTGTCGGGAACGGCTATTCCATGTCTCAGGTATCGGCAGTAATCGACGCGATGCCGGAAGGTGCTGACAAGGAAACGGCGCGCATTGAATGGGAATATGCGACAACGTTTGAACGCACACATCCCTTGATCGCGACCGTTGGTGCGGCTCTGGCTATTAGCGAAGAGCAAATCGATTCGATGTGGACAGAAGCCGCGAGCCTGTAACGCCTCTCACCCCACTCTCCCAAGTGCCAGAACTGATTTCGCCGCTTCTGGCACTTTCTTGTTAGCAATCCCTGATGTGACGAGCGGCAGCACTCGCAAGAGCTTCGAAATCAGGCTATGCAATCTGTCGTTGGGATTTGCTGGGGGAATTCATGTATCGGAATCTTATTGCGTCCGCGCTGCTGTCGGCGGCGCTGGTTAGTTGTGCGACTACGAGCGAAATGCCGCTCGCACAGAACATGGTGCGGCTTGATACGAACGCATCCGGATTGATCTTCACAAGCGCAGCCGGTGCGATCACGATGAAGAAAGCCGCTGAAGCGACCTTGCGGCGCGGCTACACGCATTTTCGGCTTGATCAGGCACAGACGTCTTCCGGTTCACGATTTGCTGGCATGAGCACGTATGGAAGCGGGACCGCGCAAGCGAGCGTCTCCGGAAACAACGCTTATGGAAGCTATTCCGGCTCGTCATTCTCGACCCCTGTATATGCCCCCACGGCACAGATTGGCGTAACCGTGATCATGTTCCGCGCGAACGAAGCCGGTGCGCGTGGTGCGTTCGATGCCGCCGACGTGTTGGCGAAGAAGGGCAAGGTTTAAAGGATGGACAACTTTCGTCCTGCCGCGCTCTGGATATCAGGCGTCATCGCGTCCTTGGCGATTGGCTCGGGGATTGGTCATTCAATGAGGAACGAGGAAGCAGCCTTCTTTCTCGCAGTCGGGTTTGCGTTGGCTTTCATTTGCGCCCGTTTATGGATAGGCGAAAACCGAAGGACGCCAGACGCTAAATAGAAGCGTCGATACTGAAAGCCATAATTTTTAATTGTTACGCGCATGACAAAGCCGCCACGGGGTTTCCTGTTTCCCGTGGCGGCTTCATTTTTTTCTGGCGAATATGCCTATTTCAGGTGCTTTCTGTGTACCTTCACAATGATCCAGTCGTTGAAGCAGTCATCCCGTCTCAACACGTCATGTGCGAATTGCTCGTAAGCTTCCATGAAAGAGGCTTCACCCTTCGACTTGCATAGATGAAGGATTTCGCGCCTGAACCGTTCAGAACCGTGTTTCTCGACAAGCGCCTTCAGTGTCTCATTGCTTCCGAAATATGAAAGCCAATCACTTTCTTTAACGACAGTTCGCTTGCGCTTCTGTCCTTTCAATGGCGGCAGTTTGCGAGCGTTGAAGAAAATCTTCTTACCGACGTAAAAGCGTCCGGTCTCTTTATCGGTGATTCGGTAGACGAACGAATGGTAACCGCTGATGTCGTCGGACGTGAACGGCTCACCGCGATAGAACCACGTCATCTACCGGCGAATAGAGCGAATTCAGCCTTACGACGCTTAATTAGACCGGCAAGAGGCTTCAGGACGCCATTCACCCGCGCCTTGTTCCATTGAAGCCAAGCGCGTTCAATATCAGCCAATGGCGCTTTGGCGTTGATGCGTTTCAGCAAGGTAGACGAACCGAACGCACCGATACCGAGATTGTACGCGAAGGAAACGAGTGCTCCGAACTGGTCATCAGACAGTTTGACCTTCACGAGCTTCGCCACGCCACTTTCGAAAACGGCAAGATCGGATTTCAACAGTCGTTCGGCTTCGGCTTCAGTGATGGTCTTCCGGCGCTTGACGTCGTCTTTGGTGACGGTCTTCGTATGCCCGTATCCGATTGTCGGAATACCAGCGGGACAGAGATACGCCCGAAGCTCGCAGCCTTCGGACGTTTTGATGAGTGAGATTGCTTTGGGGGAAGTGGTGTTTGTCATCCATTATGTAGCAGCGGATGACGATCTATCCCCGATCAAAGCGCTTGTTGGCTTCAATGAGTGCTTCGATTGAGGCGACATTCTCGCGCATTCGCCTCAAGGTGTCTTCCATTTCTTCATGCCAAGACTCGATAATGATCATGCGCTCAGCCAAGGAAAGGTCTTCGAATTCGGCGCTGTTTGGGAAATTGATGACGTTATTCATTTGCTTGATATCCTCTGAAATCAATGTTGCTCGTTAGCTTTTTCAATGAAGCCGAAACCCAATTCGGACCAACGCTTGCCGACAACGCTTTCATCGAAAGTCGTCATCAGGTAGCGAGACTTACAATAGGCTTGGCGGGTGATTATCGTTTCCGGACGTGTACAGACATTCCAGATTGCCGGTTGGCTGATCAGGTCGCCGATTGCTTTTGCCGCGCTGTTGCCTGAAGTGAACGAACCCCAAGGTGTCAGATACGTCCCTACCGTTCGAAGCTGTTTGCCGATCAACTTTTTGCGCTGCTTGTCCCGCCAAGAGTCAGAAACTACGAAATAGCCGCCGCCGCCATCGTACTGATTGAAAACCGGATTAAGTGTGGCGATGTGCGCCGTCTCGCGCTCCCCCAACGCGTCTATATCGCACAGTTCGATGGTTCGAAATTCCAAGCATGAATTGCCTGTTGCGCTTTGATTATAAGCTTCCTGAAGCCCTTCGTTATGGTGAGTGCCCTTATAAAGTTCCCGTAGGTGCTGGTAGTGTCTTTTCTTGAGGTTGCTCGATGCGCCGACATATATGTGCCCCGTATCCCGGTGCTCAATGGTGTAGACGCCGCAGTTGTCATTTACGCTATTCATTTCAATATTCTCCTGTTTGTTATTACGTAATTATTTATCTCCCCGTGACCTGAAAAAGCCCTGTTTTGGCGCACGTTCCGTGCTTTTTTCAATGAGTTAGCGTAATTTTCTTGCGTTCTACATACGACGCTCAAAACTTCATTTGATTCTAAATACCCCTGTAAAAAGCAGGAGAAACTACACATGATCAAAGCCATTTGCTTAGGGCTTCAATCGCCCAATTCGACACTCAATATTATTCAGAGAGGCGGGAAGAGGTTCGTCCTTGCGCTCGCCATTAGTCTTGAAACCAACGCCGACAATCTCGCTGATGCGATGCCGAACACGCCGGTAACATTCTCGATTGAGGAAGTGCCGTTCGCAGTCGTGAAGAAGGCATTTGCGGAAACCGATCCCGATTCCGATGTTGGCGCAATTATCGCCATGGAAGACGGTAAGGCCCTATCCGATGAAGCCATGAAAGCGGTTCAGGGCTACGTGCGCCGATGTGTCATGGCGCTGCCGGTGCGCGATTTCAAGCGGCACCTGTCGGGCGGCTGAACGAACGCCAACAAACCCGTTCGACAACGCCCCGGCTTCAGTGGTTTTCTTGCTTCGTGGCGCAAAGACATTTTACAGTTGCGGGAAGACGGCACTTCGCGCCATCCGATGGAGCAACACATGATCGAACTACCAAAGCCAGTTCTGGACCTGTACGAAGCGCATAGAGCCATGTGCCAGCATTTCAGTCATCCCCGACTGAAGTTTACACTTGACGGCAGGTTGCTCGGCGACATCGGCGAAGCTTTGGTTGCGGACGCCTTCGGCATCACCCTTTGTGAACAGCGGGAAGGCGGTGTTGACGGGCGTGCGCTCGACGGACGAACAGTCCAGATCAAGGCAACACAAGACGTGAAGTCCGGTCCTTCATACACTCCCGGCAAACCTGCCAATCACCTGATTTTCGTTTGGCTTGACTTCGGAGGCATCGTAAAGCGCGGCGCCCACATTCTTTACAACGGACCGGAAGAACCGGTTCGCAGTCTCATCCGAAAGAGCGCTGAAGATTGGAAATTCACGATAACGCTCAGGCGGGGTGAGGTGCGAGCGTTGGATGCCAAACTCAGCGATGACCAACGGCTGCCCCGTATCCGGTGA